CCGACCCATTTAAGAAGATGGCATGTGAGTGGTTTGGATGGAACGACAGACATCTGAACGGAGACCTCAAGGAAGAGATTGACCCTGTGTGGGGGTTTTCTCCGAGACAATTTTTTCAGGTGTTTGGTACCGAGATAATGAAACAAGACCTAGGACGACATTTCCCCCAATATGCCTCTACGGTGGGAGATTCCATTTGGGTGAAGGTGTTTCTCAACTGGTACGAGAAGCAACCCAAGGGCGATTACGTCCTTACAGACATGCGGTTTCCAGAGGAATATGAGCTCCTTTCCTGCATTCCAGATACCATCTTCATCAAGACGGTATCCGACCGTTCCCCGAGTGATGCTCATGCCAGTGAGCAACACATCGACGAGTTCGACGTTGACTACACCATCGTGAACAATGGATATGATACGCTTGATGTATATTACCAGATGATTGATGAGGTCATGGAAGATATCAACGCTGGAATGATTCTGAAGGAGGAAAGAAGTGCAAGTTACTTTGATAGAATCACACGGTGATGAAGCGTTCATCTCTCGTATAGCAGGGCTCTCACACGAGTCACAGAAGGGGCCTAGCGTCGCTCAACTATTACAGTGGGGACATCTGTCCCCGTTGGAGTTTGCAGGGGTCACGTACCTCATACAGTGTCCCATCTTTGTTGCCAGACAAATCATGCGACATCGTACTGCCAGCTATCTGGAGAAGTCACTCAGGTACTGTACCCTCGCTGAGATGGTGTGCGACCTCCCACATGAGCTTGTAGACAATCCAGCGACGGGTAAATCTCTCTCTTCTGCTTTCAGAGCGTACAGGGCTGTCATAGAGCAAGGAGAGGAGCTCATAGGTGAAGATACTCTCCCGAGTGAGAAGAGAGCCATACGAGGACGCTACAACGAGCTCGCAAGGAGCGTTCTTCCCTTGTCACTGGAGACGAGTTTCTATGTGCAGTTTGACCTACGCAATCTGCTTCATTTCTTTGAGATGCGACTCGCTGATGATGCACAACTTGAAACAAGGCAGGTGGCAACCGCCATGCTCACCCATATCAAAGATATTTTTCCAACAATCTTTCAATTTATTGTTGACAAGTATCCACATCTGGAATATAGTAAAGATACCAAATGACCGAAAGGAGACTAGTATGGAACTAAACAGACAGAACGTAACGAACATGTATCATACGTATTATGCACAGGAGCGTGAGAGACTGCACATGAGCGAGAGTGACGGACACGTCACCGATGAGAAGCTGGAAGAGATATACAGGAAGTGCCTCGCTGTTGACGAGGACGGATTTGATTGGTTCGATGAGCTCAATGAGATTGCCTGTTTCGACGCCAAGGACGACGGCGACTACAACTTCTGGGACGATATCCGAGAAAGGAGAGACTGATGGAAGAGAGTAATGAGATTTATGATAAGGTTGTTTCGATACTCGAAGAAGGTGTGAAGCCGTTGGAGCAAGTGTACACAGGGAGAGCTACCACGTTCACTGTCGATGATGTTGGCACTATTGCAGAGGCGTTCTTTGCGATATATCTCAAAATGATTGATTATTACAAGGAGTTGAAGTGATGGAAATCAGATTCTCTAGCGATTACCCGAAATTGCATGGCCAGACATCGGCAGAACTGCTTGCGGTTCGACCGATTCGCATCGACAAGGACACGCCGAAGGAACTGATTGAGTACGATACCAAGAAGGCTGATGGTACGTACTACGAGCTGAAAACGGGAAACTATATCCAGCTTGTGTTCTTGGGCAATCTGGGTATCCCATTCTGCACTATACGTTCCAAGCGGAACCGATACGCAGAGGACAAGGAAGCCTACTACAGGCAGTTTGTGGGGCAGATGTTCGAGATATGGAGGGCATGATGGAAATAACTGAAATGATGAAGCGGTATGAGGCGGAGACGGGTGAGTCACTGGAAGAAGCAAAGGCCAACGTTTCTGACGAGGCAATCGAAGCGTTCCAAGAAATAATCCGCACTCAGTGTGATGAAATCTCTGTCCTCAAAGCCCAGCTCACATGGCGACCGGTGAGTGACAGCCCAAAGAAAGACGGTGAGTATTTTGTGATAACCGCTGATGGTGATATTAATAAAATGTATTTTAACCAAGGGTATTGGTTTATATGGGACGATGAAGTTTCGGGATATTTTCTACCAATGCTTCCGCCACGAAAGTGGCTCCCCATCCCACCAGACACCATGCCAGATTTGATGAAGGAGATAATAAAATGAATGTATGGAAAATCGTACCAGCGTTGAGGTCGTACAGTAAGATATTGTTGCTGTACTTGAAAGCAAAAAAAGCAGACGAGCAGGTGGTGTTTCTGCAACAGGAAGTCATCATGGGAGAGACAGGGCTGTGCAGGTCATCCATGTTTCTAGCAATCAACGAGCTCACCGAGTTGGGGATACTTCACATCATGAGAGACACTCGGCCACTCGGTTACAGCATCTCTTTGGAGGATTCCAAGTAATCCTCGACGAATCTCTCCATGTCATAGACAACATCTTCTTGGATAACCCTTATGAGATTACATCCAGCGGGTTGTCCACGATGATTGACTCTGATGTCGGTGAGTCGTCCAGAATCGGGGTCGAAACAGAGATAGAATTTCCCACCTGTTTCACCGTGTGTATATTGACAAATACTTTTCATGTGTTCACTATAACACTCAGAAAAAACATTGTCAATTCGACTTGACAAAGGATTACACCTGTGATAGGGTGTTTATACAGGTTATAATTTATCAGTGCTATAAGCACAAAGGAGATTTTATGAACGAAGTATGTAGACCAGAAGAGCCTCAAAGCAGAATCAATGAGTTGTATGGAAAAATGAATGTACTAGGAAATGAAGTTGTGCAAACTCTTGAGGCGGTTACAAAAAAGAAGTCGCAGTATTATGGGATTGAAGTGCTTGCTAAAGAATCTGACCGAGGAGATGTTAAGGGTGCCGTGAACCAGATTGATTGGATGATTGACGATATTCGCAAGATGGTTGGTGTAATCCGTGAGTATGTAGAAACACTTTGATGGAATTAAGGATTCCCTTATATCCAGAATCGTGGCATTATGGATGTATGGCCACTACCAAGCGGTAGGTGGATGTACAGAGGCTTACGGTTGAGCCAGCCTAGCTAATCAACCGGATTATAGGGCTGTGGCGGAATTGGTAGACGCTACCGTTAAGGCGGTACGATTAGGGTGCAGGTGCAAATCCTTGCCAGTCCTAAAAAGCCACTGACGAGTGGAGCGTAAAGTGGTGATGCATCCGAGCAATCGAGCGTACTACATGAGGGAACGTAAGCCCCAAGCCACAACAGAGAATGGAGTGTGGCATATCGCAGGGAGCGAGGTGCAGACAAGCCTCATAAGCTATGTCGTTGGGGGTCGGTTCCCCACCCTGCTATAGCCCGTATGGGTGAACATTTTGACAGTTCGGAACAGTACGAACACTAGTTAAACTTATGAGAGAAAAAGCACTCTGCCCTCACAGAGTGCCTCGGGGGTAATATGGTTTCGATTGTCGGTAACACTCACGAGAGAACCGGCAACAGGTGGGTTCGATTCCCACTACCTCCACTACTCCGCTTGTGCGGGGATATCCAGACAGAGAAGAGAGACGTGTATGAAAAAGATGTTGGTTGACAGATGTATTTGCAGACGAAAAGGCGAGGTCGCTCGTAGCGGAGACAGATTCTATGTTGAGTGTACCAAGTGCGGAAAGCGGACACATTCCCACAAGACCGCAGGGGAAGCGGTACAGGAATGGCACGAGAGGCTCAACTGCCTACCGTCTGTCGAGTAACGATTGTGCCCCCGTGGTAGTAACTATTACGGGGGTTCTTTGTCCATGGAGGGATAATGAATACATTTGATGTGGCACTCAAGTACGCCAAGAAGGGCTTGAAGATGATACCTGTTGCTCCAAAGAGCAAACGTCCTATCCTACCAGATTGGGT